CCCTCTTCCGGAAATTCCACTTGTTCAAGCGTGGACTTATCCTGGGGTATTTCTGAAGGCAATATCGCTACTTCCTTCATCTCCGCCACGATTTGAGCCATTAAACGGAAATTCTCCATCATGGCTAAATCAATGCTCGAGCTGTCTGGATTGTTTACTTTAACTTTTTCCATTTAAGAGATAATTAGGTTGGTATCCTAGTAACCGTATAAGCGCAAATGCACTCTGAATATCCAGTTGCCGAACCGATATTAACGAACTGTAAAAATACAGAACCGTCCATCGGCCGAGCGAAACCAAGTATCCGGCAAGTCAAGGCCTTATCGTAGGCGGCCGCTCCACCCTTCATCATATTCACCATCAGAACATCAGTGGCTAAAACGCCAGTTAATGTAACCATGGTATCATATAAAAAAGAAGTAGCGGCAACCGCTGGCAATTGCACCGCAAAAGTCCCAGAAGTGCCGACATAACCTGGCTGATTATCCCCTAAACCTTTCAAATACCTAAAATGTGTAGGCATATTTTTAAGTCGATTTATATTCTTAGAGTGCCTTCAGGCCCGTCTCGACTAAAACCACCAACGAAGACACTTATTTTGCAACGGTTTCCCCGGCCAACTTAATGACCGGGGAAAGCCCGTTGCCTATTTCAACGAAGAAACTAACTAGGCGTTCGCATTGGTTGAACCAACCCACCCACGGAAATCATTATGCCCGATATCAAACATCATCGTCGCTTTATACTGTATCTCTCCGGTCTTAAAGACAACATTCGGTCCCTCCAATTGAATTGGTTGGGATTCCTTATATTGAAAGCCGTAAGAAGCGTTTTTCATGCTTGAATCAAACATAAACCAATATTCGGGATGACTGGTAAACCACGGAATAGCTACGATCTTGAAAGTCGGTATACCGCCGGAATCTCTATCGGCTGAGCCTGGAATAAAGCCCTTGTTTAGAGCGCCGAGAATTTCTACTGCCCGTAGGTGGTTAGCGTAATTCTTAGCGACTACTAAAGTATCAGGGCTTATGTTCATCGGTTTGCCTCGGGGATTCCTGACGTTTTGAGCTGTCCGCCAAGCGGCTTTTAAAGCATCGTATTCGAACAATTTTGTTACTACTCCATAATGGAGCGGGGAAACCTCTTCGGATCTCCCTCACCATGTTTCCATAGTGTTCAGACTATCGCTTCACTCTTTTTGAGTGTCTCTTCGCTTAGTCGTTGCGACTGCAAGTACACTTTTAAATTTAAATTTTTTATTTTTAGCCGATATTTTTCGCATTTATCCATAATCTCTTTACTTCTGGGTTTTCCATCATTTTTCAAAGAATTTCTCCATTTCTGAAATTCTATGCCAATAAATGCTTGCTTCTTTTTAACTATTAATCTATCTTTTAATATCTCCAAAAAATTCAAGGCTGTATTTCCAGTAGCCAACCATTGATAACATGGTTTATAACTTTCTTTTCTACCTGATCGATAAATAAAAGATTTTAAATTAGGATTAAACTTTCTTAACATATCAATCGGTCGTCTATCTGAATTACCGCAACTGGCAGTTAACCGATACCAGACATTCCCCGACTTCTTATTATTTATCTTGGCAATAAATATACTTCCTTCCCCATCAAAAAATCCGGCTAAATAATTTAAATTTTTAAATGTACGCTTGTCTCTGGTTGCCTTGGACATAAAATACAATGGTTAATAATAATCTTCTAACCATCATACCATAGTTTACTATACTATGCAAATATATCTTTAGGTTTTCCAAGTTATTCAGAAGAGATTTTACATGAACATTGAATATTTTATCCATGTTGCTAGTCGTACCATCAGTGACGATATTTGTATTGTTTGTCCCGCCATCTTCTCTGGTATGGGCGGCCGACAAAAATGCAACACTGTCTCCTCCGGTAGTTATCACCGTGTAGTTGCCGGAAATATCCTGTGCCGCATAAGAAGCCGCTGTCGCATTATCTAAGCGATCAGCGCATCTTGATTCCCGTAGGTCGGCGCAAGCTTTTCTGGCTTCTGAGGTGATTCTCTCCAGATTTCTCTTTTTAATGCCAAAAAACCACATTGGCTTGGTGAAGGACAATAATATACCAAACTGCACTTGGGTAAAAACTTTGTCATACCCTTGGATCGGAGACTGAGCGGTAACCACCGCATTTTCAGCAATGCGTCCAGCGTAGGAAAGTCCGGCTAAAGAACTATCTTTAATATAATAGTCCGTCACGCCGCTGTCCACATTGTAATATTGCTGGTAAAGCGTACTCTCGGTCTCTGCGCCTTTCAAGAAAATTTCCTGAATACTAAGATCAATCAGATCAGCGGCATCGGATAAATTTAATGGATTAGGCATATATTATAATCCTCCACTATATGGCTCAATGTTCGACTTAGATAGTATCTTACCAATCAATTTGCCGCTACCCGTAGTTGCACCTGTCATCATCAGGGCTAAGAAAATTCCGAGATTGCCAGGAATATCGGTAGCCGTGTTATGAATAACACCGCCACGATTTACCGTCGACGCTGAAATAGCGTGACGAATACCAGTCTGGGCAGTAGTGGCCGCGTTGGCGCAATCTACTTCCCAAAGCTGGGATGGATCAATCGGAATCACCCGGACGAATGTATCAGATGCTCCTTGCGCATAATCTAAGGCGACACCAAATATCATGGTACCCGTGGAAGTTGTGACTGTCGGAGTAATCGGTACTCCGGAAGTACGGTTGAAATCAACCATAGAACCGGGGATGATTGTTCCGGAAGCCGCTAAATTTACCATAGCGGGTTCAACCACTGCACCACCACTTGAAACTAATCTAAATGCCATATAATTAAAGATCTAATTTAAATTCTTCTCGATTGCTTTAATATCTTCTTCCGACCAGCCACCGTCCTGTAAAGCTCTGCGCTTATCAGGATCAAGTGACTTAATAGAAGATGACCGTTGCGCCGCCTTTGCTCCGACTCCAGCGACTTCAATCTGTCGCTTCTTAGCTTCGGCGGTTCGATCACTGGGAATTGATCGCTGTAATTCACGATGCGCCCGCTCCAGTCTATCGCCAATATCCCGAGGATTTTCCGGCATTTTGTATAAAGACAAAACTCTTTGCAATGAATTCCAATTTATGTCATTCGGGTCATTATCCTGCTTATATTCAGGATATTTGTCGAGAAACTTACCAAGTTCTTCATCCTGGACATTCTTATAAAACATCTTATTCGCTTCGGCCGCCGTCATATAGCCTTTGTGCTTTAGAATGCGGTCGATTTTTTCGATGTCGTCCGGATAAAGGTCTTTTAAGTCGTCCATTTGCTTCTGTACGACCAGGACTTCTTCTTGTTTGATTTCCCGCCTTTGACCACGAAGTGACTTGATCTCATCTAAAAGTTTCGCCTTTTCCGCCATCAATCCCTGAAGCTGACTATCTACATTCCCAGTACCATCAACGACTTTAGAGTCGTCTGGTTTTGTCTCCGCAGGAGGCTCGGTCGGAGTTTCCTTCTCCTTCTCGACTACTTCGTCAGCAGTCGGTTGTTTAACCTCCTCTATCCCCTTATTTTCGGCTGGAGTTTTATCCGAATTAAATTCGGGGATTTTACCGATAACATTATCTGGCATATTATTTTAACTTCCTTTTATAACGCTCTTGAAGTTGAGCGATATTAAAGACAAGTTATCAGTTATATATTAAATTTTACTTGCCACTTTTTATTCCATTAAACGTTTAGTTTCTGCCCGTATTTGTTTCCATTGACCTTTTTGCATCTGTTCTTTTATCTCTCCAGCCATTATTGCCTTGCCCTCTTTCCCCAGTTGGCCATAGCCGCGCTTGCCTGCTTCCCGCCAGGCACCCTTTTGTAACATTGTCCTGGTATCAAGCTTAGACTTTAAAACCGAGCCATAGTTTCTAACAGTTTCCATCGCTCCCGCAATAGTATTTCCGGCTTTTTTCATCCAACCGCCTTCTGTGTTGATTTTGTTCATATTATATCGTTAATATTAATTGAACGGTCTATGGATATTTGCGTCCGTACATCCGGATTAAAACTCGATAATACCAATTCGGCATAAGCCTTAACTCCATTCACTCCCTCGGCATAACTTATCACCTTTGACCGCAAATCCATTTTATGTATCTTTTTCTCTTCTGGCGTTAAACTGCTATATTTATCAGGCACCACTAGCGTCATGATAAAAGCCGGGCGGTCCGCCAATGGTTCAATCTTTAATCCGAAAAACTGGTTTAAACTGGTCAAAACTGCTTCCCGATATTCCCGAGGAATGGGAAATTTAGTCTCATCCACCTTAATTTCGCTCTCCTTTATGGCGACTGACGGCGAAGAAATCTGCGGTTGTTTTTCAATAGAGTCTACCCGGTTAGTTAAATTTTTAACGTCTTTGGCCAGATCCCCGAGTAAATTTAAGATTTGGTCAGAGACATCAGTTTTCAATTCTTTTTTTAAAGTTTCTTTAGGCATAGTTTTACTTCCTTTTTTTACACGGCTGAAGATCCGTGAGCTAAATTCTTAAATTATTTAAATTCTAGGAACAATTATATTACTTTGCCGTTTCTTTACATCGCCAATTATTTCTTTCTCAACCGCTGGCAGACTTAATTTAATGGGAAAATTTATCTGCTCTCCTTTTCTGATATCCTTGGTCGCTTTAACTCCGACAACCGTCTCATACCATCTAACCTTAGTAAGTTTTTGCGGTATCATCTTCTGCTGATCCTCTTCCCGGCCGATAGCGAACAAAAAAGCGTTCAATTCATCCCGTTTTATATAAGCCTCCTTCTCCCCTAAAGTCACCTTAACTACCTGGCAATTATTGATGTCGACTTTATCTTTCCAATTCACTTCAAAGAATACGTCATTCTTGCCGTTCTTATCGATCATGCGAAATTTCTCATGTGAATCTATGATATATTTAAAAATAATTCTTGAATTAACCTCCTAATGCCCATGATCTTGGCTTCCTTTTCGATTGTAGCCTTAGCCGTTTCCCACTCCGTATCCTTAACGCAATTCTCATCCTGGATCTTAGCAATCAATTCATCCTGAATCTTCTGCACGGTTAACCATTGCGGGGAGTTTATAAAATTCTTAAGTTGGGATTTTTCTGAATTATTTAAGCTCATAATTTTCTAAAAGGTGCGCTCATCTTCCCCACCATTCTCTGCACTAAACCTTGGGGTTGCGCCGGAACCTGATTCCGACCAATTAAAGTCTGGGCTTGCCCGCCTGGTGCCTTAAGTTGCCCTTGTTCTGCCATCTGTTGCATCATTTGCTGAGCTTGCGCCACTTGTTGCGGCACGGCTTCATTAATCGGTACGATCAGGGGTTGGTCTACGGGCTGACCTGACGCCAACCACGAATCAGGCAAAATATCCTCCGGCTCTTTATCGTAAAGTTTAACTATGCTTTTGGCTACTTTTTGATAAATTTCCGGCGGTTGCATCAACAAAGGTATGAGCATATTGTACATTTCCAACTCCAAGGCCTTGTCCAACTGTTTAGATGGCGTTAAAATCGATTGCGCTTCAATATTTATAATCCCTTCCCATTGTAAAAATGCAGGTTTAATCCTTAAAAACCTGGTGTCCTCGGTTTCAATCAAGTTTCCCTCTTTGCTCTCTTCTAAATTCAAGGGAAATTCTTTATAGACTTTAGCCGTAAAAGCTCCAGTTTCCTCATTCCGGCTGAATAACTGCGGATCACCTCCAATTTCATTGACATAAGCGTCAATTAATTTCTGATCCACTAAATCAAATGTCTCGGGAATAGAATATATTAGTTGCATTAGAGAAATTGTAATATAACCTTCTTCATCTAAAGCCTCGCAAATGTTATCTAAGGGGTTTTTAAGCCGTTTTAAGGCCGCTTCCTTCGCTTGGGATATCTCGAAAGCCGTCTTGCCAGTAATCTCGCCCATCAAAGGTTCTCCAATGCCGGATGAAGTATCAACCCGTTTGCTAAACATTTCAATTCCATTCCAAGCTTCGGCACCCGGTCCAGGCACTTGCAACCAATTGACATTCTTCGGGTCAATCACTTGCCTGCCTACACCCGGCTTAATCTTAATCTCCCCGGTATCAGTCAATGCTCCGGTGCCTTGATACAAGAACATCTTGTAAATAGAAAGCGTCAACTGGTCGGCGGTCATATTGGAAATTCGGTCTAACATCGCCTGGTCATAGCGGATAGCTTCATAAATACCGATACCATATGGGCTTTCGGCATGCCGCAAATTCCAGTAAGTATTCCAGCAAGATAACTTCTTCACTCCAGCAGAGTTTCCAATCGGCAAAGGCTCGATGATAATAGGTACGTCATTAGCGATGACCATGAATAGATCCTTAATTTTGTTCTCGTAAAACTTTATTTCCACCAAGTTCTTCTCCTTGAATTTTTTTGAATTTACCCCTGCAGAAGATAACTTCTCTTCTGTGTTGCCTCCTGGTTGCACATATTTCCAAAATTTATACTTTCCAAACTCCTCCTTGGCCTGGTCATAGGCGTAAACTTTGCGCCATGTCCAGTCCCGCATTGAGAAAGTATTATTCGGTCTAGCCATATCATCGATCCAAGCATTCCAGGGATCAATATTTTCCCGAAAAACATCGTTATATTCAGTTACTTCTTTATCTTCCCAGGTTGACTTCTCCGGACTATCCTCGTTATAATCTGTCAAATTCTTCACATTCCTAGTAATTTTTAAGGGATAAGTCCTTCCTATCGCCCAGCCATATTTAGCTAAATTAAAAACAAACAACTTTAATTGCTGTTTGCTTCTGGCGATACCCCAACTGCGCTGATATAACTGTTTTATCAAGGCCGTGGTATTCTCATATTTTTTCCCGTTTGCGCTAAAAACTCCCGAAGGATTACGATCGATTAAGATCGATAAAGCCACCTGAATTTTTACAAAAGGATTGGTCTGCGCAATATCAGACTGCCATTCGTCCTTGCCTAATTCGACTAAAGAGCCTCTCCATCCTCTATCTTCATCCGTGGCAATTACTCTTTTACCCGTAGTTTTAAGCCTATGAGGAACGTAATCCTTATCGGCATCCGCCCAAATATTCTCGATGTTCATGCCGTAATGATCCTGCCGGGCTTCATTTAATTGGCCGATACGTTCCATAACAAAATTAAAATCATTCAACTCCTGTTCATTTAAATCCTTAAGTTTATTAAATTTAGGTTGGCTACTTTGCAATTTAACGTCCTCGGTTTTATTAGGCATAAAATAGAAGTTATTATTTGTTAATTATATTTTAGCAATATTTGACAAGTCCGTCAATTAGTTTTGCGATATAATTCGCCCGTATAAATCGCATTTAAATCAGTACTCTGCTCTTTCATTTTCAATATTTTCTTTTCGACTTCAGTCAAAGGTATCTGTGTTTTGCTTTCATGAATGCTGACTAAAAAATAACGATCGCAGTCCGCCGCATGATCTTCTCCCCTGGTGTCCACATCCTCTCCCCTGATATCATCATGAATTAAATTCGGAATAGTGCGGATTGAATTATAGCAGGTATTAAAATAAATCATCTTCGGCGGATGATTCTCGTCCCAGAACAAATACTGATGCATGAGATTCCAGCCGTCCACCCGGCGCTTAGAAGACGGAATAAAATTAATACCATAGCGGGCGAAAGTCTCGGCGATAGTCTGACCGCCCGACCTGTCTACCACGCCAGTATTAGCAAAAATCGCACTGTCCGCCACACTATACTGATATTCCTCATTTGCCGATAAACGATTAATTTCCGCCGCTATCTGATCAACATTAAGCCCGGCCGCATAGAACTCCCGATAAACCCAGACTCGGCCATCATAATCGATAGCGTACCACTTACAGCAAGCCGGAGCTTCCCGGCCATGATCATAAGCCCTGAACCTTTTCCAAGTATCGGGAATCGGAAAAGGACTAACCACGTGCCTGGTTTTGTCCCACTCGGTAAAATACTGGCCGACGAATACATCCCAATTGCCATCCCGATAAGCCTTGCGCAACTTCTCGGGTAAAGAATCCAAGATCGTATAATAACTTTTGTCTAGATGAGGGTTGTCCACAGCTTTAGCGGGTAAAAAAACGAATTCACTTTTTTCCTGCTCTTCCGGCTCAAATGTTTTTTCAATCCAGATCCTCTTCACCCAATCATGCCCGATATCTCCCGGGTTAGTCCCAGCGATGAACTTAGTCTTCTTGATCCCGGGCCAGCGTTTACGAATACGCAGA